ATCTTATAGATAGCTGATTCCGTACCGCTCTCTGAATACTTCTCTTGCAGGATCCTCGCCCTCATCGATCTCCTGAAGGGCTTCAAGGGTGGTTCTGTAGAATTCTTTCTCATAAGCCACCTGTCCAAGCATCTTGGACAGCTTTTCTGCTGCAGGGTTATCGTGGATCCTGTTCGTGATGGATCCGGTATTATGCTCGTCGTTTGTGAGCGGTAATATGAGGCCGTCTTCGTCGGCCAGCTTCCGGAGCCCGCTGCCGGATATCAAATGATGGTCGCATTCCTTTATGCGGGTGCTGAATGCGCTCAACTCAGTGTATGTCGTTAATATGCTCTTCAATTCGGGCTCCATTCATCCATGATGTCATCTTCTTTTACAGTTCTTTTAAGATTTAATCCCTTTGAAGAGCGGTATATCTTGATCGTGGTGGCATCATCAACTTTTACCGTAACCTTATCGAGCATCCCATACGCTACGGGCTTGAGACATGCTATCAGAGCAAGACGCGCCGAGTCTTTCATAGTCTCATATCTTTCGTTGATCTTGTCGGTCAGCACTCTCACAGAGGTATCCACCTCCTGTGCGTCTTTGGAATCCTTGCAGCTGCACTCTGACGATGCTATCTTGTTCTTTTCTTCTTCCGTGGCATCCGGATCTGCCTTGATCGCCACGAGATTTTTGCAATATTTGCATGTTCCGGTAGTCTCTACGAGCCTTCCAGGCTTAAGGTCTTCGGGTTTTTCTATGCTTAAATCTTTCACTGCCATCTTTTAATCCTCCATGAGCGCATCAAGCGCATTGTCTACAAGAGCCTGATCCATGTTTATGATGGTCTGGATCTTCCACCTGATGGGGTCTATGCCATCCAGAGCCTGATCCCATTTCCTTACCTCGAAAGCTGCTCTTAATTTGTCTATGAGTTTCAGTGTATCGTTGTACAATGTAGCTGCTTTCTGTTGCGACGTCGCAACAGAATCCACGGCTTCAAGGGTGCCGTCTTCCTTCTGCTCTGCTACTATTTCCGGCTGTTCCGCTGCCACCGGCTCCGCCTTTTCAGTAGGTGCTTCCGTGTGTGTTTCTGTATTGTCATTTCCGTTTTCGGAGTTTTCTGTACATTTTTCGTCCTTTTCCGTACAATTTTCCGTATTTTCCGTCATTTCCACGGCATTTCCGGCATTTTTATCCTCTTTCGGGTATATATCCTTGAGATGGAGCTTGTAATCGTCCGCCCAGTCGAAAAAGATATAGTGTATCTCGTCGTAGAATTCCTCCCAGGTCATTGCTATGGGTATCGTGTTGCCGGCGAGCTTATACTTGACGCCTTTCTCATAGTCGTACATGAAAAGGAATACGAGGCCTTTCTTGTGTGCCGTATATCCAGACGGGGACATGGCCTCCGCTATCTCTTTTTCGTCAAGCATCCCCGATATTGTTTCAAGCAGATCGAGCTTGTTCTTGAAGAAGTCTATAATGCAGAGCTGTAAGGGGCTGTATAAATGCTCTTCACCTTCCTCCGGAGCCTGTCTGTCGAGTGCTTTGAGCTCTCTTATCTCCTTTACCGTGGTCTGCTCTGTTATCAGCTCGCATTCATTGTCGGGGAGCGTGAGCATTTCTGAGAGCTTTGAGCTGCCGAGTGCTCTGTATTCCGGTTTCAGTTCCAGACGGTTATCAGGATCCGCAAATTTCTCATTTATTGCTATAAAGCGGGATACTGTTGATTTACTGAGACCGTATTCCTGTTCCGCCCACTCAAAGAAGTCTGCCTTGCCGTCGTACATTCCCGAGTCTCTGATCTGCTTTAAGCGGTAGCCGATATATACAAAGTTGCCCGCTGCCTCCTGGAGCTTCTGGCGGATCTCCTCGCGCCATTTCGTCCATTCGTCAAGTGTGATCTGATGATATTCTTCCATGCGTTCCTCCTTAAGCTGCCTTTAATGCTTTCTTTTCCGCTCTTACGTTCTTTTTGACCTGTTTCATCCATTTCGCAAGCACCTTACTGACCTTATCCTTATCGGGCTGCCGGTCATACTCGGCATAAAACTGGATTATCTTTGTTTCGTCGCACTCTATCGTGTAATATGGCTTTTCAGGATCGTCTTTGTATCTCATGAAGATAATAAAGCTCTCACGCCTTGCCATCTTGTCCTTGTATCCGAGCGTCCCTACGCAATGATGCTGCAGTCTGCCCTCTCTGTTGATTGCTTCTGCGTTCTTCGGTACGAGGAAGACAAATTCCTTATCTGTCCACTCAAATAACGCTTTATTGCGCTTATAGTCCTTACTGATTGCTGAGTACCGGCGGTTATCCTCTTTTGCCTTCTTTTTGTTTGCTTCGCGGTTTATCTCCTCCGTATAGCGATTGTGCCATTCGTGCCAGTTCTTATTACGGTATATGATCTCCTCATGAGGGTCGTGTCCGAGCCTTTCAGCCATTTCCAGATAATCCTTGAACTCTCTCAGAGTGTCCCGCTTTATGCCTCCCGTGGAGCGCCACAGGCTCATAAGATGGTTCATGTTGTATCCCTGCTCAGCAAAATTCAGTAATGCTTTTGCTTTATCCTCGTCTTTTATCTTTGCGAACTCCTTAAGGTTCCTGTCTGTGATCCTCGGGAAGGCCATTATGAAATCAATGGCTTTTATTCCGCCGTTTACCGCTATAATCTTCCTCCTCTGCTCCTTCGACAGTGCCTTGATGCTCATTACGACATGATTTGCGTTATATTGATAGAGCTCCGCTGCCACCCTAATCATCCCGGTTTTTGCAATCTGTTCCATTTCAGGATAAAAGTGTAGGATGTTGAGTATGACGGACGGATCAGCATGGCCCGACATGATCCTTAGTGTCGATCTCTGTGCCGGTGTCATATCCAGTTCATCGAGGTTGTCATACACGTAATGTTTCTGAGGAAGCACATTGCAGACGCTTTGGCTTTTCTTGTCCCAAAATAGCTGCCTGTTTCCGTACCCGTTGTAATACTCTCCGTAATACCATTTATTCCATGCATCACCGTAGGTGTCTGTGTATGCCCTGCAAAGCTCCGTAATGACGATTTTGCCATCCAGTTTGCTGTGATAATAATGCTTGTAATATCCGTCCGAGCACTCAACCTTGAATATCCTCTCTATGGTCGTGCCATCCTTCAGGGGCTGGAAGAGCTTCACGTCAATCTTCTTATGCCCTTCGAGCGTCCTTATGCACCATTTGCGGAAGTTTCCGGGCAATGCGGGTGTTGACTTCATAAAGTCGTTGATCCGCTCCTGTTTTCTGTTCAGTGCCTGCATCTTTTTTCTTCCGGCGAGGCTTGTTTCGTAATATTCCACGTCTGAGATTGTTCCGAGTATTCCCGTGAATTTCGCAATGGCTTCCCTGCTTTTCTCGTCAAATGTCGGATCGTATATGTGTGAGTTCAGCGATAACCAGTTCATGCTCTCCTGGCTCCATGAGCCGTCGTAATATGTGAGCCATCTCTTCTCTGACAGGAAATGCGCAAGCCTGCTTTTCGCTCTTGGGTAACGGGATACATTGTCCCAGCTCGGCAGGAGGATCATAAGCACTTTTTCTTTTCCGGATCTGATGATCCTTGCCATATTATCCTCAGGCCATTTGTCCGGTATCGCATCCAGAAGGTCACTTTTTCTCATTTTTGCCTCCTGTGTAGTATTCCTTTATGAGTCTCTTCGCGGTTCCCATTCCAGGGATACCCATTTTCACTCTTCCGGAGACTTTTGCCGCTTTAACAATGTCCTCATCAACCGCATAGGCGTTTTTGAAGCTCCATGTGAGGATATAGGCTATAACTCCATTGAGACTCTTGCCTTTCATCCTCACGGCCTTTGCAACATCTTCGCTGTCCATGCAGCTTGCCTTTATGTAATTGATCCAGTCTGAAATAATCTCCTCTTTGTGCTTAAGCTCCGCTTCCTCAATCTCTATCTTCCCGATGGCTGCTGACATCGCATCTGTAAGCTCCGGTATGTCTCCCTGGATAAATGCGTCGCATATATCAGTATCTATACCGTTTTCCGCTGCCATCTGCTTCAGGCTTTCTATATCACCCTCAGCCTTCAGATTTGTGGCCAGCTCGTTGATTTGCGTGTAACTTTCCATTTCCCCGAATTTATCAAACATACATAACCTCCTAAAATGCATCCGTACTCAGCGTTTAAGCGCTTTTTCGGTTTCTAATTCCATGAAATCCCTTTATTCCCGTAACTGTGTTTCTTGTTTACTCAGCATTTAAGCAGTTCCCGTTAGATCTGAATGAGGTAAAAAGTAACTTGCTCCCATCTCGTACATGATCTCCGTCTCGGATCCGGAAGGAGCTCTTGCTGTAAGGTCGATCTGCTTCTCCCGGGACAGCTCATAGACAGCGTGCCACAGTGCAGAATGCTTTACGGCCTCATTCTTTGAGGTCTTGTAACCGTTGCTTTCCCATTTTTCCATGGCTTTTTGATTGATTGACGTTATTATGTAAGGGCATCCACAGACTATGCATAAGGTCTGTTTTTGCTTTCCTGAATATTCCTGTAATCCCGCCAGCAATGCCTCCAGCAAGGCCGCTGCCTGATTTGCCTCCGGAAGCTCTCCGCTTACCACGGGGCTTAGTATTCCGGTCAGCGACATCCCGCGGTATGTGTACTTCGCCCTGTCGTATGTCTTCGGCCCTGCGTCTGTCCACAGAAATAGCTGTCTTCCCATCTCTCTTCTCCCGCATCAATGTGTATCTGAGCAGAGGGAAGCCCATTGAGGTAAAGCCCTTATATACGCTTTCCTTTTCGAGGTAGTATCCCGGGACTGTCTCAGGATCCCCTTTAAACCTTCCGAAGATCATGCGCTTCTTCTCGATAGGCTGTGTGAGGTTCTTTGACGTCACGTACATCTGCCCTGGGCTTTCTCCCAGAGCCTCCTCCTGCTCCTTTGTTTCCTGTCCGTTCAAGATATAGTAATCAGCAAGGTCTCTATATTGACCGTTGCTGTAAAGCTTGGTCATACTCACATGGCCGTGGATCCAACAGCCTGCAAATATGGCCATATCCGGTAATGAGTTGACTGTGATGTGGATGTGCCTGCGGTGCTTCCCTGCTCCGATCGTATATATGAATTTCACATCAACTCCGAAGAGACGGGCACACTGCCTCAGTCTCCTTACAAAGTCCGCTGCATCCTTGCGGACTGCCCTTATACTTTTAGGCTCCTCTCCTTTTCTGTACGTTAAGGTCAAGGACCAGCACGTATCGTCAAAGTTGGCATTCATCAGTTGGCGGAGCCTATCAGTCCTCCTCCTCAGGTTTGCTTTCTTTATCCTCTCCGGAGTACTCTCTTTCTTTTTCTTCCGGGGTCCTTTGGGTATGCAGTTTATGTGGTACCTCGACACCTCTATAGTGTCACCGGCATATACTGTCTTTTCTGCGATCATCTTCGTAAAATTAAACGGTTTATCGAGTGTGCAAAGCCCTGTTTTATAGGCTTTTTTATTTCATGGGTAAAAATTCCTGCTGGACGTATGAAGCTACACCATTCTTCACAAGGTAATTCCAGACATCGTATCCAAACTTTTCGGCTGCTGAGTTGAATGCGTACCGTATGGAAGGATCCTTCTTTGCTGCCTCCCAGTCATATTCGTCTGCTGCCGCCCGGATCGGAGGTATACCGGCAAGGATTGCCTTTGCTTCTTCTGCTGATAAGTCTTTGACGTTGTTGTGTATCATATGTCCTCCTTAAGCAGTAGACGGAATGTTTCGCGGCCCTTTGGCGTTATGAGGGTCTGAAGGCCTGCGTGATCCGAATATCTTGAGTTGTATTCCTTGATCTGAAAGAGATCTGAATGCCTGGCATAGGGCTTAAGCTGGTTTTTCTGATCCTTAAATATGTACTTATGGTCTGTAAGCCAGTCCACAAAGGCCTTCGGCCCTACGCCCAGCTCCTTCGCCGTGTCTCGGAAGTTTGTAAGGAGATTTCTTTCCACGAGCTCGTCAAAGTATTCCCCTTTGGGTTTCAGCTCCTCGACCTGAGCTGTGAGGCTTGCTATGGTCTGATCGGCTATCCTTAAGGCTCTCGCCATGACCTGCTCAGGCGTGTTCCACGCTTTTTCAAGGTCAATGAGATATTGGCGACATTGTTTGCCCTTTCCGGTGTGACTCATGAGGCATATATGCTTTGCCATATCGAAGGTGCATTTATAATCCTGCACTTCCCTGCTTACTTCCCTGCCTCCTTCCATCTGAACCCGTACCCCGAAGTACGGGTTGAAATCCAGACCTTCAATAAATCCCTGTGAATTTGTCTCGAACCACGATGAGAACCTTTTTGACAACCCCAGGGCTTCGTATAAATCCCTGGCGGATACTGTCATATCCTGTTTATTGACTTTTACGATTTCATCCATGTGCGTCTCCTGATACATAAGATAAGAGCGTTGAGGTGCTTAATTATTTCCTGCCATTCCTTCCCCCTGTCGGGCGGTGTGAGTGGCACCGCCCTTTTGAAAGGAGAATTTACGATATGGCTCTGTAGGCTTATTTATTGTGGCTCCGTTCAAGAGCCTCTGAAATTTTGAGAATATTGTTGACGTACTTTGAATATTCACCGCGCCGTGCGGCTTCTATCTTCTTTTGCGACTGACCGTTATAGATTGTAAGGGCTGTCGCGAGATCTTCATCTTCCATGAGCTCTGCAAGGTAGTCGGTACCTATTTTTATATTATTGGCAGGATCGAAAACGTTCCTGGCGTTGAGCCGGATCATCCTCTCTTTATGGCAGGAGGGCTTGATCTGCATCAGCCCCTTACAGGATTTATCCTGACTCTGGGCGCTGGGGATGCATCTTGACTCTACCCAGCACATAGCTTCTAAGATTTCCGGGCAGATGTCGTATTTACCCCCGTAGTATTCACACCAGAACTCTATTTCTTCCGGTATTTCCACTTTTTCCTCTGCTGCAAACGCGATCCTGCAGAAGAAGGCCAGGCCGAGTATGAGTCCGATCACGATTCCTGTAAGATATTCTCTTGCTTTTCTTTTATTTCCCATTTATCCGCTCCTCTATAATTCTTTGATCTGTCCCCATTCGGTCGGTGTGAAGCCCAGTACTTTATCAAGCTGTGTCAGCTCGTAAAGTCGGAAGCTCCCCGGATCCCTCCGCCTTGTTTGTGCCAGAGTGGCGGGGTTTATTCCGCTTTTCTCGGCGAGCTCCGCAACGCTCTTTATGTCGCATCTGACCATGGCTATGCGGATGATCTTCCATATTATTTGTGTATCCGTCATGAGGTCGCTCCTTGTTGTATCTTATACAACTTTTTTGACAAAAAAATACGGTCTCTTGTTGTGTCATCCATATGCAGAGCTGATGCAAGCCCCATTATTTCGGTAGCGGTGAATTCGCCTATGCCGTTTAATCTGTTGTAAAGCGTGTTGCGAGCTATGCCAGATTTTGACGCTATAGCGCTCATTTTCATACCGCTTTCAGCAATGCACTGCTGAAGTAGTTCCATATCCGTCACCTTTTCCCTCCTTTCTTTGCTTGCGCTTTAGTTGTATTTCATTCAACTTTGACCACTATATCATGCGGTTGCATTTCTGTCAACATTTAATATAAAATTGTTTCATAGAATACATTTATTTGTTTATCGAGGTGACTATGAATAATTCTAATATAGTAGGAGCAAATATAAGAAGCCTCAGAAAACAAAGAGGCTGGAATCAGGAAACCCTTGCCAAGAAAACCGGATATGCTGATAAAAGTATGATTTCCCGCATCGAAAACGGATCTGTCGATCTGCCGCAATCTTCTATTATGCAATTCGCGGAAGTTTTTGATGTAGAGCCGGGAGTTCTATTGAGAAAGCCGACGACTAAAGTTGAATACTATATATCCCCTGACACTGCAAGGCTCGCTCAAGAGCTCTTTGATAATCCTGATATGAGAATGCTGTTTGACGCTGCCAGGGATAGCAAACCGGAAGACCTGCAAATGGCCGCCGATATGCTTAAGAGATTCAAGGAGAGTAATCCAGATGGATAATATCTTTATTTACTTTGCAAACTTACCTGATCACGTCAAGGAAATGATCGCGCCTTGTTATGATGGATACACTATATATTTAGATAGTAATTTAGACGAAATCCAGAAAGTTGAAGCCTATAATCATGCTTTGTCTCATATAATAGGTGAGGATTTTGAAAAGCATGACGTGAATGCTATAGAAATCAACGCACATAGAGAAGGAGGGATAATATTATGAGTGAAACCGTGTCAAGTATTCATGCTGTCATTTTGTTTTATGGCTCCATATTTGCAGCAGGGGTTGTCCTGGCGTTTAATATCTATGCCATGAACTATTTCAAGAGTGAGCCGTTTCTGGCTATTAAGCAGCGGATCGCAAATTATGTAGCTGACTGCAATGCCCTGAATGAGCATATCACGGATTTGCGGAACACATACGCTTCCATGAGAAAGACGGACTACGGGGAAGCTACCTATCAGAATATCAGTCAGTATAAGTATAAGAAGTCCGGCTATGCGAACTACAAGAGCAAGCCTAATATTGTGGAAGTGTCCAAGACCGTTTGCGACGGCGCAAGGAGACAGCCCTTCAAGTATATCTGTAAATATTTCAACATTGAGCCTACAGAGGAGACTTTGGAGCAGTTTGAGGACGTCCTGAATAATTTCATAGCCGCTGAAGATGGTAAGGTTCTATCAGAGCGGACCCGTACCGATATTTTGCGGAGTATTCGCACCGAAGTGTCCTGGATCATCAATAATTTCTTCGGTGCCCGCTTAGCCCGTGAAGTAGGTTTCCAGCCTTACTCTTTTTCGTCTGTATATTTTCCGACTTATTCCTTCAGGTATATAAGTTCCGGTGGTAAATCCGGATCACAGTTTGATATAACATTTGATATACCTATGTTGGAGCGCTTCATCGGTTACTTAGGTGATGTTGTCAAATTCAAAAAGAGTGCTACCGGTCAACGCCGTCTTATGACGCCGAAACTGAGGGCATTTATAATCGAACGTGACGGCCACACATGCCGGATCTGCGGAAATTCTACCATGGAAGAGCCAAATCTGCTTTTAGAGGTCGATCATATTATCCCTATAGCGAAGGGAGGGCTGACTGCTGAAGATAATTTGCAGTGTCTTTGCTGGAAATGTAACAGATCTAAGGGCACAAAGGTGGTGTGATATGGCCAAAGCGAGAAAACTTCCATCCGGTTCCTGGAGATGCCGGGTATACTCTCATACAGACGAGAACGGCAAAAAACACCAAGAAAGCTTTACGGCACCCACCAAAGCCCAAGCTGAAATGCTTGCCGCAGAATACGCCGCCAGCAAGCACCGCCGCGCCCGTCATGATATCACAGTCGGTGAAGCAATAGACGGCTATATTACCGCAAAGGAGCCTGTATTATCCCCGTCAACTATCCGGGGATATGACCGGATGCGTAAGACGGATTATGATATGATAGCGAAGAAAAAGGTACAAAGCCTCACGTCTGAGGACTTGCAGCTTTTCGTGTCCGATCTCGCCCGCAAGAAGTCCCCTAAGTCCGTCCGTAATGCTTATGGGCTTCTGACCGCCTCTGTGTCTCTATACGCGCCTGATTTATCGTTCAGGGTAACTTTGCCCGCCAAACCAAAAAAGCGCCCTGAATCGCTCTCGGACGATGATGTGAGGGCATTCCTAAACGCCGCGTCACCTAAGATGAAGAAGCGTATAGCTTTGGCCGTCCTTGGCCTCAGACGTGGCGAGATATGCGCGGCGAAATATGAGGATATCAAAAACGGTGTGCTCCATATACATTCAGACTGGGTACAGGACAGACATAACAAGTGGATTCTGAAAGAAATGCCTAAGACATCGGAAAGTGACAGATACATATTATTGCCTGCTCCGCTCTTGGAAATGATAGGCGAGGGCGAGGGATTTATAGTAGACGTCAACCCTGACACTCTCAGCCGTAGTTTTGAACGCTTACGGGATAAAGTTGGGATAAAGACACGCCTCCACGATATGAGACACTTTTTTCGCTTCGACCGCCGTAATTCTTGGGATACCTGATATCTACGTGGCGGACATGGGCGGATGGGGCAGAGACAGCAAAGCAATGAAGTCCATCTATCAGAATAATATCAAGAGTATGAGTGACTACTACAGTAAAAAGATGAGTAAACATATAGCCGGACTACTCAGCGAAAAAGAGGATGCATAGGCACCCTCTTTTTGCTGTGGCAAACACGAGCATACCGGGAGGATCAGACCCCCTTTCCGCGCCGTGCGCATATTTAATTGAGTCAATTATATCACATTTTGTGCAAAAAGTAGACACAAAAGTAGACATGGAGAAAATTAAAGCCCTTAACCACGCGGGTTAAGGGCATGCGTCCAGGGGGAGTCGAACCCACTTGATTTTATACGCTAAACCGCGCGGTTATGCGGTTCTTTGGCTTTTTTGTGCTTTTTGTAACATATGTGATTTATAGCACAATATAAGGCTTTTATAATCCAATATAACAAAAGGTAGACACGAAGGTAGACACGAAAAAATATTTTTTGAAAAAGGCTTGACATATACGCCCAATGGGTGTAATATAAAACCATCGACAGGGAACACAACAGGAGGACAAAAAATGACAACACAGGAAATCAGAAAAGCAATAAGAAACATAGACGACGGAGCAACAAGAGAGATAAACGGTCACATCGTAAGAAGATCTGGAAAAGCCTACGGTGTCCGCACCGAGAGCGACAGCTACATGGATAGTCCCTACACCATCTACTACACGCAGAAATCACTTATAGAAGCCATAGCATAAATCACTAACCCGCCCCGGAGGTCACGAGGGCAGAAAGTAAGGGAGGTATCAAATGAAATATTATATATTGTTTAGCGAGGACGGGGAGAGCGTGGAGGGCAATTTCGAAGCCCATAATACACTGGAAGAAGCAGAAAGGGTTGCTCAGGAATACGCTAAATCTGATTCTTTAAGATCAGACGATGACTACTTTATCAGAGCAACGGAACCGGACACATATCCGGAAAAGATCATAGACTACGATATATATGGAAAGGAGATATAAATAATGTTTACGGTATGGACAATTGCGTATAACAAGGACGGAAGCATCAATAATGAAGAATTACAGGGTGAATTTCAGAACAAGGACGAAGCCATTAAGCTAGCAAAAAAGATAAATGGCGAAGTCAGAGAGCACGACACACTTGATAGCATGTACGGCGAGGGATACAGTATAGTATCCCTTTTAACTATAAAGGACATCCGGCTCATGACCGGGCTTTCAATGCAGAAGTTCGGGGATCTGTACGGGATCCCTCTCCGCACGATCCAGCACTGGGAAGGCGGAGACCGGAAGTGTCCGGATTATGTGCTTAAATTATTAGAGCGAGTGGTTAAAGAAGACTTTCAAGAGAAAAAATAATATATATGCAATACGGGGGCGGCGTCTCGACAGGGAGAAGGTGAAGAGGCACACCCCCGCATCGCTTCAAAGTTTTAATGCGGCTCTTGTCAGTGTGCCGCAGATCCCGTCTACAACAAGAGGCGGGTGCTTTTTCTGAAAATCCAAGATGGCTCCAATAGTCAGATTTTTGGCAATCCCGTCAACTACTAGCTTATAGCCGTGTCGGTTTAACTCATACTGAACCCAGCGGACATCATTGCCCTTGCTGTTCATCTTGACCGCTTTTGTAGGCTCTGGATAAGGATTCCCTGTCTTTTTCTCCACACTTCCCGTCATGAACAGGGCTCTCTCCGCCTGTCTGCGCCTTGTCAGGCCTGCTAATACCTGTCCGCCTGATTTGTTATACAGCAACATGGCATCTGCTATCTGCTGTGTGTCCCTCCCCCTCACCAATTTTTTAAGGTTTCCGGCTCCACAGTTATACGCAAACGACACAAGAGCATCGAACTGATTCTGATTAAGGGATAATCCTGCATCAATAACTGCATTCTCATAGCGAATCAAGTCCTGTGCTAATAATGCTTCTGCCTGTGCCTGCGATATCACCATTCCAGGCAATACATCGGAACCGTAGTGGCCATATCCGATTGTATAACACTGTTCACTCGGAACGGCCTTATATGCCTGCAAACGGCATCCTTCAAACTGTTTTATCAGGTCTATACCTTTTTGTGAAACATTCATCAGATTTTTCCTCACTACCTTTTTCTCCGGCACAACGGTTCCCGTTTCCACCACTGCCGCTACATGATGCCCTTCAGACAGTAGGATATCGCCTACAAGTAGATTGTCGGGCTTTGCCGTATAATCCTTTTCCGTGTAGATATCAACCATTCCTGTGTTTTTTAGGAGATTTCTTAATGTTCTTGTGGTGGCGCAATTTCCATTGACTACGAGTTGTTTCTCTTGCAGTCCTGCATAGATGCACCCTACTGTTACTGTCGAACTGCAATCTCCCTCACATGGAGTGTTTATCTTGGATGGATCATAGCCAACATTTCTTGCATATTGAAGTAAACTGTTTCTGTTCTGTTTGTCATAACCGACGCAAGGATTGCTTGCAACTTTTCTCATAAAGTCTGCAAGTTTCTGACGCATAGCCGGAAGTTTGAAGCGTATCACAACATTCCATGGCTTGTTGTACCATGAACGGATGCAGACTTCTTTCCCGGTCTGGTCGCCCGCTGCCCCTCCGGCCGTCTTCCCATTTTCATCTATACTTGCATGCGCTATTTTTACCATCAGTCAATCCTCATCATGATCTTGAAATATGCATACTGCTATACAGGCTATACATAGGCCGATTACAACGCTTCCGATTATCATCCCCATATCACTGCTCCTGTTTCATTTGATACACGGCGCACTCAATTAATTGGTTGATCTGCTCCGGTGTAATCTCAATACCCTTTTCCATCAACCATGCGTAAATGATGTTCTCTACCTCTTTTTTCTTCTCGACACCCTTGCCTGCGCCCTTGATTGTCTGCTCTGCGGCTCTTACCGCCACATCAACCATATCAAGTATCTGCGCATATCGCCTGTCCTCTTTTAGTGTCTTAAGGTACGGTATTGCATATACGGTCACTAAGGCCGCACATATTGATATGACTACCTTCAAAATGTCAAATGTTATATCATTCATCCTCTCTGTTCTCTCCTTTAATCTTCGTGATCTTTAGGACCCCCGTTATGGCCAGCTCCCCACAGAAGAAACCGTACACACAACCGCTCAAAACATCGTGCGACACCCCTGTTATTATGGAAAAGATAAATTCCATTACCGTATAGAGGATCGCGAAGGATATCGAAAAAATGACGTATTTCGTCAGATTATCGACCTTCTTCCGCTTGTGCCGGCCTATGAACCAGCCCCACACGCCAGTCATCACAAGGATACCGGCACCGATACCGCCTAAAAAATAAGCCATCTCTACCTCTCCAAAAGATATTTATCCAGCTTGTGTTTTTGCTCCTTCATAGCATCGATGTTATTTCCGTCGATGCTATGAGCAATTAAAGCCTGCAGGCTCTCGATCATAACCATGTCGCGCTTTTTGAGTGACATTTCAAAGTCCTTAAAGCGCTCGTCATGCTCGGAAAAGTGTTTATCCCCTTCAGCAAGGCGCTCCTTGATCTCCTTTACATCCTCCTCAAGCCCGGCTATCCGCTGATCCTGCATCTTGTTCGGCTGCTTGAAGTGTTCCACTACCTTGATGATAACGGTCACGGCTGCAGCTACTGCTACGATAGCTCCGCACGCTGCCAGGAAAAGGTTAAACAGGTCGTGCGGGCTTAACATTATCGGATTATCCATTTACCCCTCCTTTCCTGTCCAGCTCCGCCAGATGTTTCTCCTCTGCCTCTACCGATCTGTGCTGTGCGAGTTCCCTGAGCAAAGCGTGCAACATTGTAGAATATGCTTCAATGATCTTTTCCTGTTCCACTATGACAGCTCCATAGATGCTCATGAATCAGCCCCTTCTTTGGTCACGGTTCCATCTTCATTTATGACATATCCGTCCGCCTCTATGATCTCCCTGACCTGGGCCTGAAGCCTCTTAGGTACTGTGTAGAAGTTCTTTCCATCTGATTCACATGAACGTGCGTAAATTTTAGCCATTTTTAAGCCTCCTCTATCATCTCGTACAGTTCCTCTATGGCTGTACGGCAATCTGCTATGTCATCAGTATTCAATGCTGTGAGATCATATGTCTCCATGAGACCGGAATTCGTGTCGGATATCTCGCCATCGATCCGCTCCTCGACCTTGCCGATATTCGGCGTGTATTTGTCGATATAGCGGAAATGATTGTCTATGATATACCAGTCGTAGCAGTTACCGGCCTTATCCTTCTTTGACTGATATTTCCTCACGATATTAAATACGTCCGTGATGATGCAGTCCTCGTATTGCCTCTCGACTTCCGCACTCCCGGACAGGTTTGAATGTTTATCCCCTTTTGTCTTGAGGATATCTTCAACTACGCCGTGGCGCTCTCTGCTTCCAAATACATATTCCATGAAGCTGTCACCTCCTTCTGCCATGCTCTTACTATGTCTTTTAAGTGTCTCTGTGTCCGCGTTTTGACGAAATACTCATAAATCTTCACAGAATCGCAATGCCTGAGCATTCCGAGCCGTGACAATAAGCCTTGTGCGAATCTTACCGGGATATAGCGCCCTCTTTCCCGCATCCGATAGAAAGACCTGAGCTGCTGCTTCAGGTGAAGCAGGGAAGATTTCCGTAACAGGGTATAGCCGCGCTTATACTTATATCCCAAAGCGTTCGGATATCTTACGGACACCCTGAATATCTGCCAATTTCCCTTAAGCTCTAAATGCCTGGCTTTCAACCATTTCCTTATGTATTTAATGGTCTTATGCAGGGTCTTCTTTCTATTTGAGAATATCGTGAAATTATCCATGTACCGGATATATCTTGATATCCTGCATTTCTCCCTCAGTTCGTGATCCAGCTTCTGCAGGAATGTATTCGCAAACCATTGGGAGCAATAGCATCCGATCTGGACGCCGCCTGATAAAATCCGTTCCACAAGGTCAAGGGTCCTGTGATCCTTGATGAGACATTTCAGACGGTTAACCACCTGTTCCGGCTGCAGGGTATCATAAAAATGTCTTATATCAGCTTCCAGGCAATACCGCGTCCCGCTGATATCATTCTTCATCCATTTCTTGATCCTCTTTATGCCGTAATGTGCTCCGCGGTTCTTTATGGATCCACAGCACCACCTGTCCATGCCTCGCATCATTATGGGCTCAAGTACCTGGATGAGGGCGTGATGCACATACTGATCCGGCCAAAGTCTCGGCTCGCTTATCTCACGCCATTTCCTTGCATTTCTGTCATAACGCCGTTTCTTGATGGTCGGTGACGCTTCAAACCCGTTTTCTATGATCCCGCGTAACTCCTTAATCCGTTCATCCCTGGTATTTTCAACCCATAAAACTGTCCTGTTAGGCTTATTCGGGTAATGGTTCCATCTGTGTGTCTTGTTTACTACAGTTATGGCTTTGATTAAGTTTTTATCTGAGATAATCTGAGGGAAAAGATTGTTAATTCTTTTCATAAGGGATTGGTCTCCTTGTTGCCTGACGGGCTTTCCTGCGCTCATAAGAGAGTACTAACCCGCTCCTCATCGGCACGATCTTCACCAAAGAGGTGCGCGGAATCCATACCTATGCTAAAACGCTTCAGACGTAAGCGTAATAACCGAAGTGATTGCCAATCTATTGTAGGAGCTGTGAGCCGATGTTCGCGTTCTTGTTCGAGGCAGCGTTGTTACCGTTCAAGTAAAACGCACCGTGGTTCTGATTCTGGTTATAGTTACCGCCCACGTGCAACACAACGCCAGACGAGTTGTAGTTGCAATAGTCGCCAAAAAGCAGAACACCGGGACTGCCGGTATGGAAACCCCGATGTTTACAGTATCTTCATGGAATCCTCGTACTCAATCTGACCCTTGCAGTACAGATGTACGGGATAGTCCTCGTATTTGCCTTTATGGATCACCCACTCAAAGCCGTCCAAGGGCAAACCGCACTCCTGGCAAATACCACTGTATCTGTTATATATTTGGACTTCTCGATTTAGCCATGTTTTCACCTTCCTTATAATTGTTAAAGGGGTCATGCGACCCCCTCTTTTGCTCCGCAAAATTCACCCCCAACGGCTTCGCCGTTAAGGTAATTTTTGGAGACGTGAGCCGATGCCCGCGTTCTTGTACGAGGCAGCGTTGTTACCGTACAAGCAAAACGCACCGAGGCCCTGATTCTGGCCATAGTTACCGCCCACGAGCAACACAACGCCAGACGAGCTGTAGTGGCAATAGTCGCATACATACGTGGAGTCACTTCCGGCGTTCCCGCCCGATGCCTGATACAGTGCATATTCAAAGCCCGATGCCGACGGATTCGTCCATGCGCTGATATATCCGCCGCTTGTGTCTCTTGTGCCTACATTAGTCCCGCCTGTCGTATCGCTGAAGCTTGAAGGGTTCTTGATGCAGTATATATTCGCACCACTGAAATAAATGCCGTCAACCCAGTCGTATACATTGCCCCAAAGATCCTCAATATATCTATACCGGGTATGTCCGTATGTTGTCCTGTTTGCCGCATTGGTTCCGGTGTGATATGTCATGTTATCGCATGATCCGGCATTCTCGGTGCCGCTGTTATTTCCACAGCCGTATCCGATCTTTGCCTGTGAGTTCCAGTCGGCATACTCTACAAGATAGAGCATCATAATAGTCCAGTACATGGCAAAATCCCACTGCCATATCTTCTGTCCGAGTCCGCTGATGCTCGTCCTGAACTGTGCTCTTGTGTAGTTGCCTGCCGGTTTAACGCCTGTTGTGGACTTATATGTGGAAGTCGCACAGTGATAAGCTCCGACATAGACCTCATCACGCTCTCCGCTTCCATCGCCCCTGTCTGCATGAGCCGGGGACACTAAAAATCCATCCTGCGGACCGTCGGAGATCTGCAGTTTCATCTTGGATCCGGTACGGGTCCATTTATACCAATACTTCGGTATCTTAACCAAAGTACCGCCCTCGGAGTCTGTCACTCTCTCCATGCCAGCCCATGGCATACATGAATCGAACGGGCTGGATCCGTTGCCGTTATTCACTGCAGGCGAAGGATCCGTAAAGGTCTCTGCTGCATCCGTCCTTGTCCATGCCGTCGTTGATGTTCCATCCCATTCAGCGCCCCATATGGACGTAAATGTACATTTTACCGCTATCGTTGCCGTGGTAGCTTCGTAGTTCGTGCTTGCTGCGATATTTACGGTTATCGTAGCCGTTCCGGTCGTATCATCAACGCTGGACAGGGTTATGGCCGATCCGCTCAGGCTTGCCGTACATACCGTCGTATCGGATGACGAAACGCTTGACGGTATACCCGTGGCGCTTGTGACGGTTACAGTATCGGTTGGCGTGGTTGAATCCAGTTCTACACTATTCGTGGACAGCGTACATGATCCCGCCGCCTTCGCTATAGACCATGGTACTGTTTTAGGAAGCGCCGACCCGTCCGACCATGTATAACCGGGGTTAAGCGTAAATGTAGCCGTATAGCTTCCCGCGTTCGTGCCTGTGTTGCCCGATACACTCATCTTTGTCGGTTCATAGTTGCTGAAGCTCTGCGTCTGTTCCGTCCCGTTATATGTCAATGATCCGTATGCCGTGGGGATAGTAAGCTTTTCAAGCGCCGGAGTGACATTGAGGGCCGTTCCCTTTGTTATAGCTCCTGCCTTTGAAATCGGGAAGAATCTATAATAATAGGTTGTCCCAAAACTTACATTAGTATCCACAAAGGCAGACGATGCATAATTGTCGCGCACATTATTGACAAGTATCTGCGTCCCGTCGTTTATGTCATTCGGTGCGGATCCTGCCTTTCTCACAAGTACAGTCCTGTCCCATTCCGCTATAACGGCACCGTTGTAAATTACATCCGCCGGATCCGACCAAAGGATAGACACGCTCTCCGCTCCTTCCGTGGTAGCGGCCGAGGCTCCTGATACGTCGGTAAGCTTGGATCCATTCTGGATAAGGAGGTCTATTGACTCCTTCAGTACAATGTCGTTCTCAATAAGCTGCTTCGCTGCAGCGTTCGCGTTCGTGTCGCTTACCGCATCCGCGGACTCGACGATACTGATCGAATCGCTGAAGGTTGAAGTCGAAGGTGTATAATTCTGCATGATCCCTCCTTAAAAAGCATCGTCTATAACATAAGTCTGTTCTGTCTCTGCATCTTTGCCTTTGGGGATAAAGGACTTTATGCACATCAGATCGCCCTCTGTGTCGTACAGGGCTATCTCGCTGATGCTCTCCCCGACAAGCTCGCTGGTGCCTAAGATGCACTTATATCTGCAAGTAGTAGCGCTTATCATCTCCGTGGATGATATGGCCTTGCGTGTCAGCTCCGACCTTAGGGCTGTCTGCCCCGGGGTCGGCGGTATCACCGTGCCGCCTGAGTCCGCACCACCGTCACCAAAAGCCATACCTGCTATAGTGGGGAGTGTGATAAGTCCCGCTCTGGCTTTTGCCATATTCTCGCGGGCTTTTGCAGTGATTATTGTGTTAAGATTGCTCATTTTATAAGTCCTCCTCCTCGTAGGATGAATTAAATTGATATGCGCCGTCATAAGCAATTACGCTATTGTAATGGTAGCAAGGATCCGACTCTTTAATTATCGCGGCGCTTATTCCTTCACTTACCGCGACTTCAAACCTTACTTCATTGGATACGTTAATATCTTCGGGACTATCCATCACGTTCCTGTTGATGAATGTGCTTGTTATAGTCTCCAAATACGACTCGTCAAGCACTGTCATGTACCAGAACTCGTTGAAAATATCCGTCTCGCCGTAGTGATCTATGATTTCCTCGTGATCCACGTCGGGACCGTCAAGATCTGTTGTGATCCTGCAGGTAAGATCTATGAGATGCGACCTCGCATTTTTGACTTGTCCGACGGTCTTCATAAACCGCTTGATATTGTCGTTGGTGAGCTGGACACCAACCCACAATTTGAATGTCCCTGGTGTACCGTTAAACTCGAACCATTCTTCTACGGTGCCCTCTCCCCATATATCTTTAGCTACCGATTCAACGGCCGCCTTAGTTCCCAGATGCTTATGTACCTCATCGGCATTTTTAACGAGTTCCCGCTTGATCTCTACGCTTCTGTCCGATTTCGGAGCGAACCAGTCAATATCAAGTTCCCATGCAAGCGCGTCGAGGAAATCCTCGGGAAGTTCATCAATGACGCCCCAGTCCGAGCAAAGACGTACTTTATCGGCTATATCTTTAATTACCGGATCGAGTGTTCTCGCTATAGCAACATCATCGGCTTGTCCTTGCATGAAAAGAGGCAAAAGCTTTTCTATTTCGCAATCATTTAGTCTCATTCTTCCACTACCTCGTGCGTCACTGTGATATCTCCGACTTGTGCGACTTCAAAATCACCGACGGATGTATTTACCGGTGAAGTGATATCAAGCCGGATACATCCGACTCCGCCCGCTGGTGCCATGCAAAGAGCCATGAGCTTGTCAGGATTGATATTCCTCCCAATAGCTCCGGCCTGCCATTCGACAAACTGATCTATAGCCCCGCCGTCTCCTTCGATAGATGCTACACAGTCCGCTTCATCTTCAGCGGTAGTGTAATATTTCAGTTCGATATCATAGGTCTTCGCCGTGGGTGCCAGGATATTCACCTGATCGGTGAGCGGTCTCACATCGTCCGCGCTGCATATAGCCTCGACTGCATCAATAACGCTCTGTGACGGTATTCCTGAATCTGTAAGGACATAGATATTGACCACACAGGCGCTAGGCGAGTCCACTACCACGTCTATGATCGAGCTGTCCGCTGATTTAGCGTAATACTGATATGCCTTGACCGGTCCCGCAGTGGAAAATGTTGAGTTTGAAAGCTGTATTCTTTCACGGTATTCTTCGTCTTCTTCTTCGTCGGATCCGCCGGACGTCACCGTGGTATTGATTGCCGTTGATACTTTGTCAATAGTGTCAACAAGCTGAGCGACCGCCCCTGCTGCATAATCATTTCCTTCTGATCCGTCAACGGTACATGTTCCCGTGACATCTCCGTAGGTATCGCCTGCTGATATTACAAGATCCTCATCTGTTGCAAAGTAGATATCACCGTCTGTAGTAATAAGCGTGCCCTCTGGTATGGTCACATCAAGAGATTGCGCCTCCGTGAGAGTAAACCTAAATGTTGCTGTGGCAGGTTCGGCAGGAAGCCGTACCACTCCCATCCTTGCCCCCAATGCATCGAGGGCATCACCAACTGCATACTGCAGCATCTTGCCATTGCAGGCCACGTTGCAGGAGTTCACCACGGATACTATTACCTGTACGAGAGCTTCCGCAAAAATGCGCCGCTCGTCACCAGGATATAATGGTTCCCCGGTCATGATCTCCATCGCTGAAATTATGCTGTTGTAAAGCGTGTTTGAATCTGTCTCGATAAGTTTAAGCATTATTAACCCCCGTTCGTCAGTACAGTAGCGGCTATGGTAAATTTGCCTTTCAGAAAATCCTGCATGATCAGGTTGATATCCTGCTCTTTAGCTCGCGGCTCATAGTTTTGGATATTCCAGTAGACTTCAGTGATTACTTCGCCAAAAACGCCGGTTACGGGCTGCCCTGAGAGATCGTCAGATAAGCCTTTGCATCTCTCATATGGACATTCACCCTTAACCATGGACATGAGATTTAAGACACACTGTTGAGGTGTGCCATTTCCGTATGCTTTCATATAATCACCTACTTTGAGATAGTACTTTCTGAAGATGTGCCCGCCCTGATAGCCGCCTGAAGTTCCTTAACGTTGATCTTAAGAGCATCTTTAGCAGCTTTCGTGGCAGCTTTCTTGTCCTTCTTATGCTGCTTAACCATTGCCTTGACTGTAGGATCAGGAGATATCGACATTGCAGACCAATACTCCTCTGTCACTCCATCACTGTTGGCCGTCCTGGTATAGTAAGTCTTCCCGGGAACCACTTTCTTGTCCTTTGTGGCTACATATTGACCGTCTACAAGCTCATACCATCCGCTTTTCTTCGGATTGGTCTTCTTCGTGTATGTCTTAGGGTCTACTTCAGTATAGATAAATGGTGTCTTAGCCCAACTTTGAAGATATGACAGTGTAGCTGCTGACGGATACTGTATGGCCGCCTTTTTGACAGCCTCCTCCGTCGTTTCCTTTAAGGTGAAGGAAACTTCAGCTTTGATCATCCGCCCGATATCGTCAAGCTCGGTATTTGATACGCCAATCTTGGTGAGCTGCATCTGGAATACACCAAGGACACGAGGCCATGACGTCATTTCTCCGGTCACTTTATCATAGTATTCGGTGCCTATGACAAGCGGACTGGATGAGCCCATCATGTTCTTTATCTCTTCGATCTTGCCGAGTATATCTGTGGTGCCTGTAGCAACCTGATACACTGTCTTGAATGTCATAGTCTGTTCTTTGAAGGTCGGCACTATGTACCGCGGTGTAACGGTCTGTACTTTTTCCTTGCCCTTCTTTCCCTTGGTGACTACGTTCCCATAGATATCGCGCTGGATCTCTGCCACAGCCTTCTTTTTGACGGTAGCCTTTTCAAGAGTGATATCAAACTTAAGGTCTTCCATCCTTTCAATGAGACCATGAACGATATTCCCCTGCTCATCTACCACCCGCTCTTTAACTTGCCAAGCGAGATTATACCAATAGGCCATAACGCTGGTTTCAACTGCCATCTTAAGCCTCCAAATAAAACCATATCTTTGTCTTTTCGTTCAGGTAGTCGTGTCTCACGCGAGATATCACTATCGGCTGATCCGTCCAATACTCACAGGTCAGCTTTATCTTTGACCCCGGCATGAGCTGAGTGATAAGCTTGTCAGCCATGGCACTGCCGCCCTTGCATTTTTTGTTATAATAGGCGAGCATATTCGCCGCGAATCTGTTCGCTTCTCCGATACTTTCAAGGCGCTTTTCTGTCTTAAGATACGCAACATCACCCGTATCACTCCCGGCCTTGCCGGTAGTCTGGCCGTCTGTGACCTGGCATCCTGTAAAGTACTCGTTGTCGTACAGCCTTGCTGTGCTTGTCTCAAACGTAAAGTCAGATGTCGGTGTCGCTTTCAGGTATTCGTTGGATATGACTTTTATCACTCCGTCAAATATCATAAAAAAGCAGCCTTCGAGCTTGCACAGTTCATTGATGTATTTGTAATCATTCTCGCCGGACTGTACGGCCGCCCTGTACTTCTGATCCTCGACCCCATAATATTCAACTGTCAGACCGTTATCATCTGCGAGGTGCTGAAGTATTTGTTTAAACGAAATCTTTTCCCACGAGTGAACGTGTCCGGCATGAACTTTTTTGACCGCCGCACACCCTAAGATCATAGCATCACCCTCAGGGCGTATATTCATCACATACTGGTTCCCACTGTCCGCATATTCTTCAGTGACCCGTATCCTGTCCCCCATCTGAGGCGCCCACCCAGTCCACAGCTCCGTTTTATTGTCAAAAGAGATGGTCATAGTGTCGAGATGATCGCACAGGTACTGAGTGACCTCTACGCGTCTCACGCGGGTCATATCTGTGATATCAGTATCGTTATATTTTATTTCCATTATCTCCTCCAGGGCGGAGCTGTCCCGGGTGTATCCGCGTCTTCTTCTATGATTGGTGCCCTGAGCTCAATGTTTGCATCAAATATCAATACATCTGCCATTTGCGGGTTGAGATCAATGATCCTAGATGAGAGCTTTTCGTCCGAATAAAGTTCAAGGGCGATACTGTCGAAGGTATCGCCCGCTTTAGTGGTATATATCAGGTATTCATCCATAAGATACGCTCTCCTTCCTTGCGAAGAATTCGTTCATCATATCCATAAACTCCTCTTCATTATCTCTGAGAGCTTGCAAGACTGTATCGTAGTCTGCATTACCCTGTATGGTCACGTTTGGCGAGAATGTGATAAAGTTCCCCGCATTTGCGCCGGACGTTTTTGCAGACGAAGCTATCGTGTCAACTGCTTTTGCATTGACTCCCAAGAGCTTACCGGCACGAGCCCAGTATGAAAGGTTCTGCTGTCTTGCGGACGGGTCGAACGATATGACCGCCTCCTGTCCTGCTTCACCGGCGATTGATAAGCCGTTTGTGAAGCCTCCATGTGCGAGCATCGGAAGCTTTGCAATATTCAGGCCAAAATGCTGTCCGCCAACTACAGGGACGTATGCCGGAATATCTACGCTTATCGAATTTATCCCGTCTATCGCGGCGTTTATAATTGCGATAACCGCATTAAACGCTGCTTTGGCTATGCCCGCAAGGGCATTAAACACATTCGCAAATATCTGTTTAACGTTCTCCCACGCGGCTGACCACTGCCCTGTAAATACGTTCGTCACGAAGTCGAGCAAAAGCTGAATATGGTTAGTTATCGCCGCTATTACCGTGCCTACTACCTCAACAACCCCTGACAATACACCCGTCAACACGCCTGTAAGATATGTAGTCAGTGCCGTTATTAGATTGATAACCATCTGGATCCCGGTGCTGATCATAGGCAGTACTGCCGAAACGATTGTTGTCACGAGCTGAAGCAAAGGACCCAATACCTGGAATATCGCCTGTAATATCGGCATAAGCGTTGATAATAGCTGTATCACAACAGGCAAGAGTCCGGATATCAGCTGCATGATCAGCGGCATAAGCTGAGCCAACATGTTTGTGATGAACGGCATTACCTGCTGAATTGTACTGGTCAGCTCTCCGGTTAAATACTGCACTATAGGTGACAGTGCAGCCATAACCTGCCCTATCATGTCTATTATCTGAGGTATGACTGACATCACTACTTCGCCGATAGGTACGATAGCCTCTATGATAGCGCCGATAAGCTCTAATATAGGCGGCAGCATATCCATTACTGACTGGATTATCGGCATTATCCCCTCTGCAATCTGGGGACCCAGTTCCATGAACATCGACCCGACCTGTTGGAATATCGGCGCGAGCTGTTCCCCGAATTGTGAGAATATATCAAATAGCTGCTGTACTATACTCCCCGCTTCCGGCGATATCGTGCTTGATATCGTCTGCACTATAGCTGTGGCAAGACTTGACGCAAGCTGAGGCAAAGCCTGTATCGCCCCCTGTATGAGCATCGTCGCTATCTGTATGCCTGTAGTTATGAGTTGGGGCATATTCTGTATTATGCCTTGAGTTAAAGCCATAAGGAGCTTCATTCCAGCATTTACAAGAGATGGCGCATTCTCTATGAGCTTAGCAAGTCCCTCAGTCAAAATCGTACCGAGCTCCTCCATAGCGCCGGAAAGACCGCCCTCCTGGAATGCGCTGGTAAGCCTTGATATGCCGTCCGTGCCGAACTGTACAAACTCCCTCAATGACGGTGATAATGTATCCGATATCGCTATCTGAGCGCCCTCCAGAGCCGACTTAAACAGCTTCACATCCCCGGCAAGGTTATCAAGCTGTGTATTTGCCATCTGTTCCGCGGCACCGTCAGCATTCAGAATTGACTCCCCTATCTTATCCCAGTCTTGATTTATCGAGTTCAGCAACGCCTCAGCAGATGCTATATCGCGGGCGTTGAATAGTTCTGAAATCGCTTGCAGCTTCTGCTCTTGCGTGAGATCTCCAAGAGATCCGCTAAGGTCTTGGAATATCTTATCAAGCGAGCGCATATTGCCCTGAGCATCAAATACAGATACTCCCAAGGCTTCTAACTGCTTTACTCCTTCACTCGTAGGACTGGACAGCTTCAGGAGCATGTTCCTCATGTGAGTACCGGCTTCGGTTCCTTTTATGCCGGCATTGGCCATTCCGGTGAGGGCAATTTCAAGTTCCTGGATACCGTCAACCTGCTTATATGTGCCATCTGACAGCATAACCATACCGCCATTAAGCTCCTGAGCAAGCCCTCCAACCGTAAGAAAAGCATCGCCTAACTGTTCCACAGATGTATTCCCGGTGGATGCCGCCTTGGCCATCTCATCAACCATCTGCGATGTTCTGTCAATAGACATGCCGAAAGCGGTCTGTGTGTCCGTGACCATATCAGATGCACGGGCGAGATCCATATTTCCGGCAGCCGCAAGATTCAGGACGTTGGGGAGCATTTTCATGGATGTCTCGGCATCATATCCTGCAAGTGCCATATAGTTGAGAGCGTCAGCTGATTCAGTCGCGCTAAATGCTGTAGTGCGCCCCATTTCAAGCGCAAAATTACGCAAATCACCTATTTGGTCAACCGTGGTTCCCATCGTGGCCGCCACCTGGGACATGGACGAATCAAAGTTCATGCCCGCCTCAACAGACGATTTGCCAAATGCGGCAACCGCCGTAGTGGCCACACCTATAGCAGCCGCGCCTACGCCTGCTACGGTTCCAGCCACTTTGAGCGCTGAGCCTATACCGCCGGTCATCTTGATAGCGCTGGATACGGCGCTTCCCAGAGATGGGTCAAGCTTTCCCGCTATGGATATAATTGCTTTGTATTCTTTACCGCCTGCCATGCTTCAGTCTCTTTCTTTCCGCCTCTGCTTTCGCATTGGCTTTTTCAGCGTCTTCACACGCTTCTTTCAATTCGATAAAAAACTCCGTCATGCTCATTTTGCGGAGTTGGATGATGTCTGTGTGGTAGGCTTTGGCATAGGATCTGACTGCTTTTCGGACGGTTCGGTCGTCTGCTCCTCCCGCCCAATAGTAAAAGCCATTCCTATGTCCACAAGCTGGATGATATCGGAGCCTGATACTCTCTCAATATCGGTGATGTCATACTGAGGATTTTCTGCTAATACCGCATACATTCCCAGAACGAGATGAGCGCCCGCGTCAAGCTTGATATTCACACCCGTGATACCTCCACTCTTCTGCGTGGCGTGGCTAAGTGCTCTAAGATATGATTCAACGGTTATCTTATCAGTGTCGTATGTGAGTGTATTTACCTCGTTGCCGTCGATCATAATAGCTTTCTTTAATTCGATTTTGCCTTTCATTGTTTTCTCCCTGTCCTTTCTGTTAAATCATTGATTCCAGATGTGCGTAGTAATCTACGTTGTTGACGATAAATTTCTGTGAGAGCCTGTTGATGTCCCATAGGACTACACCATCTCTTACAAGCTTGTACCCATTTACGTGATATTTGATCTCCATATTCAAAGGATCTCCGATGTTGACCTTTATCTTTGGAGTTGCTACCTGAGGATGCGCATTGACGAAAGCTTTACACCCGACGGTCTTCATTGAATAATCTTCGATCATGACCTGCTCAACCCATCTGATCTCAAGCTCAAGCATCTCAGCCATAAGCATAGCGGCAAGCCCCATGTCAATCCCTATATGATGTATAGCCATTTCCATGGGCTCAAACTTATGGATCTGTGCAAGCTCGAACTTTCCCATGGCGGTAGCATCAAGAGTCTCGTAAATGATTTCTGGAAGCGATATCTCAACATCCCGTGCCACAAGCTGCTGTTCGCCTCCCACCGTATTCGAGTAAACTGTATTCGCGTTTACCACTAAGCTTTGATCGAGCCATACTGCAGTATTTCCCTCTTCCATCCGTCCATCCTCAAAAAATAGAGGGAGTGCCCGAAAGCACCCCCTCATTGTCTTACAGTAAATCGTTCATGTCCTTGAAGTAATCTTTACCGTTTATCTCAAGCTTCTGCGACAGTCTGTTGATATCCCAGAGAGTTTCCCCGTTCTTAATCATCTTGTATCCGGTGATTGTATAAGGGACTTCAATATCAACCGCCTCTCCCGGCTTGACCGTGATTTCCGGCACCGCCGATGTGGGGAAGCCTGTAAGGAAAGCCTTACAGCCTACCGTAGCCTGAGCGCCACCCTCAAGCATGATCTGCTCTACCCAGCGGATCTCAAGTTCAAGAGTCTCCTGAGCGAGCATACTGGCAAGCCCCATGTCAACGCCGATGTGATGAATAGTGGATTCCATGTTTTCGAACTGTCCAATGACAGGTACAGAGAATTCTCCCATTGCGGTAGCGTCTACGGTCTTATTTTTTACGTCGGGAAGTGTAATCTCGACATCCTTACCTACAAGCTTCTGCTCCCCGCCTACGGGATTGACGTATACGGTATTAGCGTTTACGGTAAGGTTCTGATCTAACCATAATCCTTCAGCCATGTCTTAACCTCCTTCCCAATCAAAAATACGCCGAAAGTCCGGCGTCGGTGTATGCTACATATGCGCTTGCAGACTTCAGAGGAGGCGTAGGTGTGACCTGTATATCCCATCTGAAATTACCGTGCATGATATCATCTATCGTATTGTGTCCGGCTTCGAATACGATCCTGGGATTACCAACAAGTGCGCCCATTGCCACAAGAGCATCAAGTCTCTCCTGCTCTCTCACGAGGATCGTGTCCTTAAGCTGTACGGTGAAAGGCTTGTCGATCGTGGGAGCCCACTTGATCTGGAATCTATTGGTAAGATAAAGCAGCATCCTTATCGACACGTCGAATATCGCCCTGGGATCCACATCATCAGAGTTAAATGTGTATGCTGCAGTATGGTCGCCCCATATCTTCCACGATCCGCCCCAGAAAGCCATAGTTGTGATGCCGTACTTACAAAGGTTATTAGCCTCTGTCACAGAGTATCCGGCATTGGCAGAAGCCGCACCGAAATACTGCTTATTCGCAGGGAGCTCCTTGTTCCCGCAAGTCTCCATAGGTACACCGCCGTGATTAAGGTCAAGCTTTAAGGTCTCGGCCAGGGCAAGGGTCGAAATAAAATATACATTTCCATCTGTCCCCTGGGCTTTAGGGAAAAATACCTTAGACCTCTCAGACGTGTATCCATTGGCCGCTTTCCAGTTAACAGCTTTCTGGATCGTGTCGTTTGAAGCGGTAACAGTGCTCTTTGTGTAGTAGGTCTTCGAAGAATCTACCGTGGTATCCTCTGTAAGCACATACTCGCCGTCTACGAGCTCATAGAATCCCTGAGCTGCAGGATCTCCGCTGGGTGAGTCAACCTCTGAATATGTCACGCTCTCATAGGTGAGCGGTATATCAGCATACACGAAGCCATCCCAATGCCCGTTAAGTTTTGTAGCCTTCGCTATAAGCGCCCTGTAAACTACCGGATACTGTGACCACTTAGGAGCTGCAAAAAGATTAATGACAGCGTTGTACTTCTGATAAACAAGCTCTGCCGCCTGAAGTCCGGTATAAACTCCGGTCTCCGTCTTTGTCCCGATGATGGTGTTCTCGTCGATCGCAGTAACATCAACCTCGTTATATGTCACTGCGATGGCTCCATCGAGAGGATCATCAGCGTTAGCGGACATGATCGTCACTTTATGGGTGCTGAAGTTGTAGCTGATATTGTAATCAGTTCCTTCGGCTTTCCCGGCGATAGCGAGGGTATCAAGTATGATATCTTCACTCTCGAACGATGCTGAACCGTTCACAAAGTTAAGTGTCTTTGTGGTCGCCGCTGACTTCCTGTGTATCGAGGGATCAAGTACGTTTATCACGTAGATAGGTCCGATATTCCCGTTAGCGTTGGCGAAGTGCGCCTGTATAGCCTCTGACAGGGTGTATTTATCCCAATCTGAAGCCGTTCCGATGATGCTCTGTGCGTCGATAAGGTTAGACAGGCGGACAGGATTATTGATCACTCCTGCCGTAGCATAGCCCCGCACAAGGTTCACCGGAGCCGTACCGACATACAGCGCCACAGACGGAGCTTCTGCCGTGGCAGATACTACGCTGCTGGCAAGGTGCCCGTAGGTACCGTATAAGTATTCTGATGCCATGATATAGCCTCCTTATAAAAGATTGATAAATGATTGATTGTTGCGGAAAAGAGAGCTCCGCACCTTAAAGGTTGTATATGCAAACCAAAAAGGATAATATGAAACTATAGAATCCTGCTCCTTATAGGGTCCGAATTCTATGTTTTCACTCCGCACCACTTCGACGTTTTCCCCCAGGTATGTGGTCTGTTCAATGGCTGTCACCGTGTAATCTACGAAATTCCACAGATCCCGCCATCCCTCGACCTCATTTGACAGCACATTGCCGTCTTCTGGCGGCATGCTGCCATCCGGTATAATCCAATCATCCGGGTGTATCCCAGGATTCCACGCGCCAAAACCCAGAGATATACTCATCTCCCGGTTGTCAGTGGTATCATTACCATATTCGAGCTGTACGCATATCGAAGGAAACGCCGTTTTGACTTTGGGCGGTAATTTATCCTTTGTTGGCAAGTACATGGGGAAAGCATACGGATGGACAAGCTCATACTCATACTTTGCATTTGTGGGCGTTCCATCCTTCGGCGGCTTCTTTAGCTTTATATTCGGGCAGACATTAGTGTTGAGCCATTCACATATACTATCTATAGTCGTAACTATGGTCATGATTTACCAGCTTTCCGGCAGAGACAGCACCACTCTCGTGACGCCCATCTCATCAAGCCACTTCTGCACGATATACCCTACGTCATCGATATACAGGGTCTCACCGCGCATTTTTCTATCGCCCAGCTCTTCTGTCTTTGCGAACATAACGACGGCCGATTCTGAGAGTGCTTCCGTATCGTCCGCCTCTCTTATCTGCTCATCTTCAAGCACCACTTTAAGGACCGTCCCGTCAATATCGTGCTCATCCCCAAACTCATCGATATTGATAACTATGTCCCTGTCAGCCGCCACTAAATCCTTGAAAAAACTCATACAGGATCTATCGCTCCAAGATCAGGAGCATCCTTTGAGTCATATTCTCTTATCATCTCGATAAGAGCTGTTTTTTTGACGCCAAATGACGATATACCGCGCTCTTTCGCCGCCGCTCTGAGCTCAGCTACACTAAGATTATCCAGTTCATCGTCAACTGCTTCGTCAACTGCTTCGTCAACCGCATCGTCAACCAGATCGTCAACTGCTTTTTCCTGTTGCGACGTCGCAACGGTTTTTTCGATTTTTGCAGTATCCACAACGGGCACGGTGGCGGGGTCAACCGCCACCAATACGCCGTTTTTTATCTGCTTGTGTGCGATTTCCGGATCTTCGTTAAAAGGCTCGCATCCGGCTCTCTTTGCGGATACCGTGCCGAGCTCCGAGATGTAATGTCCGTATGTGCCCTTATATTCAGGGTTTATCGTTACAAGCATTGGTTTATCCTCCTTAGAAGATTACGTTTGCGCTTATTGCAGAGTTCTTAACCTTCGGCATGGTCAAAGGCCTTGACTGCTGAATGAGAGACCTGACATTGTCATGCTCGGATACAACGACATGAGGCACCCTTGCAGCCGCATAGGTAACGAAATCGCGGGTTGTTCCCTCGATCTGCGTTACAGCGCCATATGCGGTGCGTCCCATTCCGGGAGCTGTCACTACTACATATCCATCAGGGATGAATGCCGCCGTGGATCCAGTCTCGTCGGTGTACTCGCGAGTATAGCTGTAAACGTTGATAAGGTGTCCCTTTACGTTAAGGACAGCTATAAGTACAGAGCCGTTGGGCTGCTCCTGAGGATTAACCTCCTGAGCCAGGATAAAGCGCCTGTTGTCGAGGAGCTTAAGGATATTCTCATTACCGAGCATCACATCAGCGACGGTGCCGGAAACGATAAGGTCTGTGGCTCCAAGACCTCTCTTTGTCAGCATATCAGCCATAGCAGCTATATCAGACACGATCTTTGTCGAGGAAGTTGACCATGTAGCTGAAGGAGTGTAGGTTGCAGGGTTTGAAGCGCCCTCGTAGAACTTGATCTCCTTCTCAATATAGTTGTTCGAGCCATACCTGTCGGCATACTGCTTAAGAGTATACTTGTTGTTAAGCAGGGTCTGAGCTGCCATATACTCCTCACGGTTGTCGATCATAGCGTTAAGATCTTCGATGTCCTTAGTGACGATCCTTGCCTCTCTCTCCTGGGGAGTCTGAGCAGAAACGATAGACTCGCCGGGAAGCCTCTTGTTGAGCTGATCCACGGTAAGAGGTCTCTCAGGTGCTACCAGAGGAGGAGTGAAGCTATGAGTCTCATAGCCCTCGCGCTCTACTGCTATACCGCCCTTTGAAGGGAGCACTACAGGAGCGAGCGTGCTTCCGGTCTCGTCCTTGAAATCAACAAGAACATCCTCGCTTGCAAAGATATCCTCGGGTGCTGTCGGGAAATATCTATCCCTCAGGAATGTGCTCTTAGGCTTCACTACCTCCTGAAGCTGGAGCATTGTGTGGGTATCATAAAGATTTATGCTCATCTTCCTACCTCCTTATGCTATCGGCAATACGCTTGCCTGGATTACGCTATTACTAAGATAGATACCCGCATCCTTGAGGGCTTTCCTGTCATCCTCACCGATCGTGTATCCTTCACCGACTTTAAGGGCGTTTTCGTTAAAATCGCCACTGTTATAAACTTCCGCTACAGTGTCAGCATCTGTAGCATCTACGTCAGCCGCAAGCACCACTTCAGCGGTGGCCCCTGCTGTCTTTGCTATGCTGCTGAGCATGACGAACTTGTCATTACTCTTACGTCCGAGAAGCGCGCCTCTCTCAAGCTCTCCCGCACCACTCTCTACGGTAACGGTCTGGCCTGTGACTGGATGAGCGTTTGTGGCGATGAGATTATCGCCTGCGTACTTGCTTACTATCATCTTTAAGCCTCCTTCTTAAGTTTCGCGATCAGGGCGTCAAGCTCTGCCGCATCCTGTGCTACCTTGTCTTCCATGCCTCCGTTGGGTGACACTTCGACATCCTCTGTTACCTTGAGCTCTTCGGCGCGGTTCTTTATATATTCATTGCCCGCTGCCTGCTGTGCCTGCATAGCTTTCAGCGCAAGCTCTGACGCATTCATAGGCTCTTCATACTTAGCCTTATCCACCATCTCAGGATCACCGACCATCTTTGCGATGGAGTCAATCTCTCTGATACGGTTTCTCTCGCTTTTAAGAGCATTCTGAACACTTGCCTGCACGTTTTCTTCGTTTTTCGTGCAAGCCGCCTTGGTTGCCTCATCCTCGATCTCTTTGACCAGATCGGGATATGACTCTCTTAGTTCATTGAGTGTCATGACTTTTTCTCCTCCTTCTTTATTGGAATTTTTGGGATGTATAGCAGACGGCTCGCTACCGTTTACTATTGATTGTTTCACGGTCATATTGACCGGCATATCAGGAAGCGGTGTTTTCCCGAATCTATGTAGTACTCCGTTGACAATAAGAGCGTCTTTCATGCCCTCGACTTTATCAACTACGGGTATCTCTCGCCCTATCACTTCGTCGGCAAAGCCATTCACTACGGCTTCGTCCGGCGTCATCCAGGTTTCAGCCTGCATCATTTGCAGGATTTCATCTGAATCCTTCCCGGTACGCTCTGAATATAGGTCTGCAAGGGACTGATTGACCGTCTGAAGGCTTTCATCTATCCGCTTTAAGTCCTGATCGTTGTAATACCCGACCATTAAGGTCGATGCTCCATGTATCATGGTCTGAGCTCCGAGAGATACCTTCCTCACATCACCAGCCTGGGCTATGACTGAGGCCGCGCTTGCAGCCAACCCATCGACGATGGTTGTTGTCTGAGCATCAAGAGCTCTTATTCTGTTGTATATAGACAGTCCCGCGGATACGTCTCCGCCTATGGAGTTGATACGGAATGTAACCGTGTCGGCACCCTTTAGCCCTTCAAGATCCTTAAGGAACCCTTCAAGGCTTATGTACAGGCCTTCCAACGGCTCGCCTGTCCGCCAATCAATAGGGGTATCCTGCACGACTTCGCCATATAGATCGACATCGACGTGCTTTCCGTTTTCGCTTTTCGCGATCATGTATGCTTTATTCATTGCTGTTATCCTCCGTGCCGCCTTCGATGCCGTCTGGCTTTTCGAGGTCGCTGCCTTCATTCGACTCAGGCGCTTCTTCATCTGGTTCATCCGTTACCTCCTTGGTTTCATTTCTAACCTCCTCCGGTGCAAGAGCTTTAAGCAGCTCCTTTTCCCTTACAAGTTGCTCAATGTTTGATGTAAATTCGGACCCGTTAAGCCTCAGAGCGCTATCCTCGTGAGTGCTGAAGCCATTTTCACAGGCCATGATCTCAGCGTTGATCTCCTTGACGGGATCAAGCTGTCCCTGTGAAGGTCCTATCCACTCAGCGCCAAGCCATGCCTCATGTGTTGCCGGATCCGTTAAAAAACCGGGCGCTTCTATGCGTCCGGTCGCTACTGCTTCATTTAACCAAAGCTCATATACTGGATTGCAGAAATCATTGATGAACCACGTTCGATACATCTTGAAGGACTTCCACGCTTCCAGCAGAGCGCCCCTGCTTGCTGAATATGAAGCCGTAAACTGTTTAAGCAGTATCTCTTTGGGTATCTCCAAAGCCGCCCCTATTTGCGTACATATGGCTTCCACAAAGGCGCTGAATCCGCTCGCGGGTCTCTTAGGGTCTGCCAGTACGACATTTTCTCCCGGTTGCAGGAAATTCACCTGTCCGGGTCCCATCTCGTACTCATTCGGATCCTGGCTGGCTCCCGGATCATATTCGGGATTAGTTTCATTAAACGGATTTTCGCCTTCAGCCGTCGTGGTCTGTATATATGCAGTAAAATATGAGTCTATCAATGCTGCTGTAAGCTCTGACTCTGTATATCTGTTGAGCTGCAGGAGCTGTATTATCACAGGTGCGAGATATGAGACGCCGCGGTACTGATCCGGCCTCTCGGAGTTCATCAGATGCAGCACATTCGGAAGCCCTGTTTTCCTTCCGTATGCCGGGATCCTCTTTGTCTCGTAAGGCGTTACCGTGGACTCATACGGATAGTGGTTCGTGATATGATAAGCTACCACCGCGCCGTTTTTGTCGACCTCTATCCCGTCGAAGATCCTGTTTCCGTTGTTCGGATTTGTCCCTGATGTTCCCGCTATTGCTCCTACTGCAGAGGGAGTCGTTACAAGATCAGCCTCAAGAGCCCTGAGCCTTAAGGTATACGGTCTGTAGGGCGTTGCCTTCCCCTGCTGCACAAGCACGAACACGTCACCGCTTGTCAACCAAGATGTCAACAGTAATTGCTGGAGCTCATAGAAGTCATTTATCCCCAGCGTGTCGCACGCTTCTTTATGCGAAGCCCACAAGCTGAACTCGCGTCTGACGGTTCGTGCCCATTCAGTAGCTTCTTCCTGTGTAATTCCCAGATATTCAATGTCCGGGCGCGGGTTAAGCTTCAGTCCTAAGCCTATTGTGTTGGTCCTGTGAGTCTTTACGGCGCTTGTTGCCACGGGTGTTCCCATGTACATGAGCCTACCACGCTGGCGTAGCGTAATATTATTATCATCAATATCCTCTTTGGGACTTCCAGACATTGACTTGAAGCCCTTCGTGGATCTCTTTGAGTATGAAGCGCCGGAAGCTCCATAGCCTTTGTATCCTCTATATATCATCTGTATCTCCTAAAAATGGACGGCGAGAGGTGAAAGGAAGCGAAGAAACGCGAAGGAAATCCCTCGCGCCGTCCAAAACCGTGGTTTTTACCAGTCTCTATGGACTACGCCGACCGCCTTGCGCGGTGCCGTGCCCTTTTCTAAACGCATTTTAAGCGCCATAAGCTTATCCCACTGCTTCATCACGTCCGTCGCTGACAGATTATTCCTGGATAAAGTACGGTTCCCGATAGTGTACGAGCTTACCGCGCCACCGGATAACACTGCCTGTCTCTGTGTATAAAGAGTGTCAAGACTATCGACGGTAGTGCTGTATTGGAAATTTCTCAAATAAAGCGAGCTGATATACGGTATTCCATTCGTAGTTTTAGCATCATAAGTCATATATTTCACCAAAAATAAAAAAGACCATCATTTATGATCGTCCTTTGCGTTATCAATCGTCGTATGTGCTCTTTTGGATACGTTTTCTCCTTTTCGGCGCTGTTTTTTGTTCCGTCGGAGCTGCTAGTTTTTGCTTTACCGCATCCAAATTCGGATGCAGCACCTTAAAAGCGGCATTCGCGTAGTTTCTACAGTCAAGAGCTTCGTTTCTTTCGTGGCCGGGTATCTTTTCCCACTTCCATCGTCCTTTGTTGTCCAAGGTCATTACTTCAGACAGTAAACCGGAATAAAAAAGCGAGTCATATCCTCTCCCTAGGTTTCTAGGAAAGTGTGACATCCTCGCTCCTGGCTCTTTTACTTTCAGGCCGCTCATGATATGTTCTTTTCCTGCATCGACTCCGATCATGTAGAGCCATGCCTTGCCGGTCTTCCCGGCTGTCGTGTTGAACTCCACCCTTTTGCATGGCGATGTATACGGTGTATCGGGTCTGTTGGCGCCTTTTATCGCAAATACGCGTTTATTCTGCCGCAGGGCGCAATTATAATAGACATCCTGTGTATAATGTCCGCCAGAATCAACAAAGGTTAAGGATATCTTGAGTCCTCTACCGTTTGCGAAGTGCCATGTCCGATCTATGATACCGTCCAGCTTTTCCCAAGTCTCTGAATTATCAGGTTTCCCGTCGATGATTCCTTTCTCTATGCCCCAATTTTCTTCAAATAGACCGTATCCAACAACCTCATACTCTAGCCTGTTGTCCTGCGTGTCTACCCCCATTGTCAGGCAAAGAACGCCTTCTGGAAGCTCTGCATCATAGTTTTCAGCTCTTTCAGCCAGCTCATCCTCTGTTTCGAGATCCCCACGGACATCCCAGAGCTGACCGAATAGCGTATTAAACACCGTCTGAAGCTTCTCGGGGTCTTTTCCTGCATCCAAAAACTCGACTATTATCTCTTTCCAGGGCTTCCATGGACTGTAAAAGCCGTTTATCCAGAATGATCTGCATCCGTTGTCTATAGCTTCCGGGCTTTCTGCGATCCACTTCATGGGCTGATGCTTTACGGTGTTCTCTGTGGAGCTACCGCCGCATACAGGGCAAGCCCAGCTCGTTTCATCTACTATATGCTGCCTTTTGCTTCCCGATCCGATCGTGTGGTGCTTGAATCTGATCGTATCGAAGGTTATGAAGCTGTATTCCCCGCAATGAGGGCATTTCACACACCAATATTCTTTTGTTCCGGACTCAAATAAGTCCTGTATCTTTGATGCGTCTCTGATCGTCGGTGTCGATACTGCTACCATCTTGGAATTATAAAATGTCGTAGTCCTGGCTCTTAATAACTGCCACGGATCTCCCTCTGTCCCTGCTGATCTTGTCCATCTGTCTATCTCATCGGCAAATACATACCTTGCCGGTGTCCCTGCCAGATCTGTCGGACTGTTGGATCCTATGAGTGATATCATTCCTCCAGGATAATGCTTTTTCGTTATTGTATTATTTGAGTTCCGGCTTTTTGCATCCGAAACCTTATCACTTATGGCCTTGGTATCCCGGATCATCGGGGCAAGGCGTCTTTTGCTGAAATCTTCAGCGAAGTCTTTCGTCGGAACCACATAAAGAGCGGGGCCCGGATCCTGATCTATCATGTATCCGAGCATATTAAGCAGACTCTCGGATTTCCCGACCTGAGACGACGCTACCACTATGAGCTCTTTAACTCTCGGATCGCAGAAGGCATCCATGATCTCCTTTGTATATGGAGTCCTTCGTGTCTTCCAGCGTCCTGCTTCAGCGCTGTTCTCCGGCGACAGGACTCTGTATCTGTCCGACCACTCTGATACGGTTATGTCTTCCGGCGCTTTGAAGCCTTTGGCGATGTCTTTGATTTGCTCGCAGGTTTTTTCGATGCTTTCGATGGCGATTTTGCTTTTGTTTGCGTTTTCGCCTGTTCCGCCTGCTCCTTTACGGTCAGCCATTTCTCCCTCTCAGCTACAAGCCGCTTATAGTCTTCTTTCTTGTATTTGTAATCAGCGAGCTCATTCAGCAGATCGTCAACCGCTTTTTTTATGATTGCAGATGTCTCCATGGCCGTAGACGCCTCAGCTGTATCTACTGCAAGTCTTCCAGGGAGAGAGAGGATCGCGGCTCTTATCCTTGCTACCATATCACCGACCACTGACTCTATATCTTCAGCCCGGTGCATCTGCCCCTTAAACTCCGCAAGCTCCAGCTCCATCTTTCCGGCTCTTGCTGTCTTGTATTTCAGGTCAGCAAGCTTTATCTGCTCATCGGTAAGACTATCCTGTGTTCTTTCATCTCGAAGGTAATCAATGTATGTAGTGATTGACTCAAACAGATCGAAGTATCTGCCGCGTCCGGACTTTCTAACGATGGTCAGCGCTCCTTTGTCGCCGAGCTGTCTTACCCATTCGGCAGTACATCCCAATTTGGCGGCAAGCTGCTCGCTTGATACCTCGTAGTGACCGTCAAGGTCGATCTTCGATTGCCGTGTACTCAACTCAACCCCCTGTAAAAAAGATATATACCTAGATGGATTTCGGGCTCACAGCCGCCGCAAGGGGCGCCGAGCCCCGAAAGTACCTACTAAAGGAGCCCAGCCCGAAAAAATATTTATTTTTTTTCAAAAACAAACTACTAGGGAGGGTAGTGTGATCAATGTGTTATCACTTCCCCATCACCTGGTCTATATGATGCTTGAATCTCTTCTCCAAATTCTCGTTGACTGCTTTCTCGACACCTGGCTTCAAGTTTCCGTTCCCGTCTTGAACCATTTGCGGAATTGAAATTGTTTTGATTGCTTCGAGCGGGATTCTGGATTCTTTTACTCTTTGGAAAGGAATCTTTTTCGTATTTGCACCGCCTGAGTGTATAAGGAAGGGCTTCCCCACATTTCTGCTTTTCCCGTGTAACTGTCTTCTATTCCCTTTCTTGACTTCGGCTGATATAGGATAAGGTTGCGAGCTTTTATTATACCTCATGTTAAAATGGGTATGTGTCAAATGTCTGCCCCTGTAAACCAAAGCCACGTTATCAACTACTACCCCGCCGAAACTTATAGACCCCGCTTTTTCGGTGTGCATTGCCGCTTTCACATCTCCGGCTTTTATGTTGTACTCTTCCCGCACGGCCTTGGATACCCAACCGGGACCTCTTGACCGCATATCGCTTATGGTACGCTTCAGAGCTTTCTTTGACTGCTCTTTGTCTTTATTAAGTCCTTTGACGACCTGATCTATATTGATCGTTGCTCTTGGCATACCCCACCCCCCTAAACCCCCAGGTATAAAAAAAAGAGACCGACACTTCTGCCTGTCTCTTTTTTTTGAGAAAAAATATTTATGGAGGTGAATATATGGGTTTCTTTCACCTGATTCTTTCAGTTTACATTATATTACCACATGACCCTATCATTCTATATCATTTTTCACTATACCGCTGATATA